TTCGTGACAGCGGTGTGGATTTCGTCCTCACCCCACCAGAACGGGTCATTGGCCACACACACCATCGACACCCGGTTGATGGTGTGCATACGCGGGTCGGTGGTGGTGTCAACCTGGGGGGACTCCAACAGCCGAACCTTCAGATACCGTGTCCCCGACTCCGGGGTCGTGACGAACCGTGTGCAGTCAGCATCGAAGGACCACGCTTTGCGCCACTCCGAATCCCTCGACAACCACGACTGGTTCTTCGACGGGTCGTCCAGGATCTCCACCGCGAACACCATGTCGCGGCGCAACACCCGGTGATTCAAATACCTTGAGCCCGGATAGTTACCGGGCTCCTCGGACACCACCTTCACCGGGGGGTCGAAGAACTCCTTCAACCCTGTTCCCAGGTACACACCTTTATCCCCGGCGTTGGGGCCGGCGATGGTGAACCGGACCCCGTTGACACCTTCCAACACAACTACGGTGCCAGGTCTCACGTCATCTCCCAATGGTTGCTTGCATTTGCCGGTTCTGAAGGGTCCTTTGGCCGCTCAAAGCGTCATCCATGTTCGCCACGTTGCACACGAAGTTTGATGCGTAATCGAGGCCCTGCTGCATCAGCGACGGGATAGCGCCCTGGCCGGACCAACCCAGATCGGACAGGAACTGGTTACCGGTGGCGGTGGCGAAATCCAACGGCAACTTCTGGAGGCTCTTGATCTGTTCCTGGTAGCTCTGAGACGTGGATGACATTTGCCCGCCGTACTTCTGGGCGTAGGCCAGTTTGTCGCGCTCCAACCCGAGGGCGGTTTTCTGGTTGCGGATCTGCTCGAGCTGCGCCTTGATCGCGCCCTGGTCGGCGTTCGGGTTGTCCTTCGCGAGTTGCAGTTCCTTGCGGCGGATCTCCAACTCCGCGATGGACTGCCCCAGCTGGTCGATCTTCTGCTTCGCAGCGGTGGTGTCGATCTGAGTTAACGACTGGCCGGCAGCACCCATTGACTGTTTGAAGTCCGCCGCCGCCGCCGACGTGGACGCCAACTGGGTTTGCAGCCCCGAAAGCGCGGGGGTCTCCGACGCCGCGTTGAGGTTGAAGTTCAGGTTCACCCCCTCGGCGGAGCCGAACACGTCCTTCACCGACTGCAGGATGGCCGTCGCGTACTCCTTGATTTGGGCGACGCTGGAACCGACTTGGGAGCCGACACCTTCGTTGAAGCCCTCACCGACGTTCACACCGATGTCGCGGAACACCGTTGACGGCGAGTTGATCCCGAGGAACCCTTTCACCGCGCCCACCACACTGGACGCCACTTCCTGGGCGGCTTGCAAGGCTGCGCCGGCCATCGACTTGATGCCGTTGACCAACCCTTGGATCAGGTCCTTGCCCGCCGACACCAGCAGCGAACCGAAGTTGGAGCACGCCGACACAACTCTCGCGCCGAACGCCACGAACTCAGCGATGCCGCTGGCCACACCCGATGTGATCGCTGAGACGAACTGGCTCATCCCGGCGGTGATGGAGTTGACCACCCCGGACACCCCCGAGGTGACCGCGTTGATCATCGCGGCGGCCAGCCCCGCGAACACACCGATCACCTGGGCGACCACCCCAGCCAAGCTGCTGATGATGTTCAGCAGCGGAGCGAACGCCGAAAGCACTTGCAGCGCCGCGGTCGCCAGATTCGCCGCCGCCGGGATCAGCGGTATGAACGCCTGCACCAGTTGCAGCAGCGGCGGGACGAGCTGAATGAGAACGGGTAGCAGAGCGGCGAAGGTTTGCGCTAACTGGGGCAGCACCTGGGCCAGCGCCCCCGACAGAGCGGTGGCCAACTGGGTGAACGCCGCAACGATCAGCGGCATCAGCGGGGCCAACGCCTGGATGGCGGTCGTTAACACCCCGCCGAGGGTGGTGGCCACCTGTGCGAGGATCGGCGCCAACGCTGTCGCGGCGGCGGTCAACACCGGCCCCAGGACCTGCGCCAACTGGGTTAGAGCGGGGGCGACGGCAACCACAGCTTGCGATAGCGCGGTGCCTAGTGTCGACGCCAGCTGGGTGAGGATCGGTGAGATCGCTGACACCGCAGGGGTGAGAGCGGCGAACGCCGGGGCCAACGATGTGCCCAACGCCCCAATGGTGTTCGCGACACCCGCCGCGAACGCTGTCAGCGCAGGCGTCGCCCCGACGAGCAGATCACCGAACCCGCCGAGCAGGTTCTGCAGAGGCGCACCCAACGAACCCATCGCCTGCGCACCCGCCTCAAACAGCCGGGTGAATAAGGTGAAGATGCCGTCAAGGGTTTGCGACAACCCCTGCAACGCGCCCTCGAACACACCGTTGGAGGTGATGCGCTGCGCCATCGCGTCGAAGCCGTTCGCGAAGTTCTGCAGCGGGGCGAGCAGCAACCCGAACGACTGCGCCCCCGACGAAGCTAACGTGAGGAACGACTGCGTTGCTGTTTGCACTACCGGGCCGAGGTCCCGGAAGAAACCACCTACCCCTTGCAGGATTGTTCCGATCTGCTGCACACCCTGAACTGAGGTGGCGGCGTTCGCGAATCCCTGGAAAATCCCGGAAAGCCCCGAGGCGATCTCCTGGAATCCCGACTTCAGAACCGGAAAAATCGGGAGGAACTGCTGAAAGATCGGGGTGAGCTGCTCCTGGAACGTGCCGGCCACCGCCGCTTTCAGCTCATCGAACGCTGGTTTCACCGACTGCGCTGCCGCTTTGATGCCATCTAAGCCCAAAGCGACCGCCGCACTACCAGCGGCGAACGCACTGATCAGTGATGGCAGACCGGCGAGGAGACCAGCGACCAACCCGATCGCGGGTGCGGCGGCGGCGAACACCGCGAACGTGATCAGCTGAGTTCGTCCGCTCAGCCGCCCCATCGACGCTGAGGCGGAATCGGCCGCCTTGTCCACATCCCTCAAGCCCAGAGAAAGACCGAGTAGCCCTCTATCGCTGATGTTGGTTTTGAGGTTCTCCAGCTTGGACTGCAGCACGACCAGTGACCGCCGAAAGCGATCAGAGTCGACCTCAATAGGTACTTCGACTTTTGACCTACCCGCCAAGGTTTTTACCTCAGCGAGGCTCTTCTCGAAGTCCGCCTTGATTTGAGCGGAATCAAACTCCGCGTCCAGTTCCACGGGAAGCTGACGCAGCTCCGCAACAAGACCTGATATGCGTTTGCGGAGCTGATCGTCGTCAACATCGGTTCGGATCGTGGCCCGCAGCGACGCAGCTTTGTTGATGATGTCGGCACGCCACTGCTTGAAAGCCTGCTCGTCGGTCTCAGGCTTTACCGGCAACGAGGTTTCCGGCAGACCTTGAGGGTCTGTGAACTTCGGCTCGAACGGAACATCGGTCTTCGGGAGGTTCTTCGTTGCGTCCCTGATGCTTTCCCGCAGCTGCTCACCGATGCGGGACGTGTCGGCGCCGACAGCGACTTCAGCGTCAAGGCTCTCGGTGGCTGCCCGGACCTCGTCCCGCAGCCGGCTGGTGTCAGCACCAATCCGGATCTCCGAGACTTTACGTTCCAGTTCCTCCAGCTCACCCTGAAGTTGCTCCCGGAACCGATCCAAATCGGGGATGACCCGGATGGAGACCTTCCCGACTTCCTTCGAACCGGCCATCTGAACCTTCCTCAGCCAACTTTTGGGCCGCGATAGCGGCGAACGAACCAGCGCCGCGGCGCTTCGGACGGTCAGGGATGGGGAACGGCTCCGGCGGCTTCGGCCGGGACTTCACATGCGCCGACACATAGGTGTGCTGCAACGCCCTCATCGCGTTCACCGTCGCCACCGCGGCGTACCGGGACGCGTCCCAACCGCGGAACTGCTGCCCACCACGCAGAGCTGCGTTGAACCGGCCACCCTCGGGCAGGCCGCGGATCAACACCAACAACCACAGCGGTGTCAGCGGGCTGCTCGGATGCACCAGATCCCGCAGATCCACCCGGTAATGCTCGAGGAGGTCAGCGGCCAAATGCTCACCGTACTCATCTATGAGGTCGGCGAGCCCTCGGCTTCCCCCGCCTGGGTGCCCTCCATCCACCGGCTGAACACCCGCAGCGTCAACGCCAAATCGTCCTCAATGGACTCCACGAGCTTCGCGCCGAGCTTCTCGTTGTCGGCCACCAAAGGCAGGATTTTCAGGGCGATCTGCGCGGACTGCTCAGTGGCCACCAAGCCGTCCTGGTCGTCGTCTTTCTGGATGTCGGACAGCTCATCGAGCAGTGCGTACACCTGTTCCCGGGTGTTCTTCGGGAGCCGCAGAAGGTTCCGCAGCGTCAACGTTTTCCCCTCCCCCAAATCCACCTGGCAGGGGGCGAACTCCCGCTCGATGTCTTCGCGGAGGGAATCCAAAGTCAAAATGTTGCTGTTGGGCATGGCTGGGCCTTTCTCATAGCGGGTCTTTGGCGGGCAGTGTGGTGAAGGGGGGAGGGGAGCGGCCCGCCAGGAACTCCCCTCCCCCGGCCTACTCACGGGACGAAGAAGTCCTTGTTGATCCAGGAGAACTTCACTTCGTTGTTGTGGCGCAGCAGCGTCGCCCGGATGGGCAGCGCAGCGAACTCATCGGAGGCCATCTCCACCGAATCGTCACGCCGGAACGACGCCTTGTGGGCGTGGAACCCGATCTTGTTCTGCCCGTCCACGATCACAATGAACAGCGCCTTCTCCACCGGGACGGTGGTGCCGCCGGCCACACCGAACACACCGGGCGTGGTGGGCAGGGCGTCCTTGCCGTAGTACAGCTCGAACGCACCCGAGTCGAACTGGTGCAACTTGAACGTCAGGTAGTCG